GTGGCCGTGGTTACTTCAACGGTGCCGTCCGAAGCAAATTGCAGCGGGTCGCCATAACCAATGCTTGACGCACCGGAAGCAATACGACGCTGACGAGTTGCACCGGCAAACACCTGCCCGCCGATCAAATTGACCGGCTTCAAGCCATACGGCTTGTCAACAGTAGGATATGCCATTTGTTACTCCAAAAAAGTTATTTGCCCTTGCCAAACGAGACCGTAGTCTTTCTCTCGTTAAAGAGCGGCATACGTTCATCGTTCAGCCTCATAAAATTGTTGTCTACAGACTGCATCTGAGACTGAGCTTGCTTGGCGTAATAGTCATCACGCTGCTTCATCAGTTCAGCAGGAGCCTTACAGAGCAACAATCCACCGATCTCAATGTTGTCTTTAAAACGTCCATTAGGATCAGCTTGCATCATCAAGTTGGGTTGTTCAGAAGCCTTAACCGGCTCCCAACCTTCCCGAAATTTTGCAGACGTATTAGAGGGATCTGCTTGACCCATAATACTTGTCCGGATCCAGCGGAAGACCCAACCCTCTTGCGGCTCTGGTTCAGGGAGCGTTTGAGGAGGAGTCCACGCCATTTTGCGTTGCGCTGACTCTCGATTTTCAACTTCACGAGCCAATCTATTCTCAGCCATTGTCATTCTCCAGTTTCATAAGTTCACGTGCGTACTGTTCATTGCTCAGTCCAAGTCTCTTGGCTATTGCAACTTGAGTCGGTGTCAGGCGGACCTGACGCGGCGCGGTTCCCCGCGTAACTGGGGCCACAACAGTAGCTGGCTTTGTGCGAGCAGGCTTTTGGGCTTGCTTCGTTTGAGGCTGTTCATCCTCTTCGGCATCGTCAAATGCCTCGGGGAATCTTTTCCTCATAGTTTCATCGACTCGGCGGTAATACTCGTCTGTACTCGGGTCTACGCCGCTCCGGACCAGTTTTTCGTGCAGGCCGAGTGCGAGGGCGGTCATCTCCTCGTCAGCACCAAACCAAGTGTTCTTTTCCTGCCACGCCCTAGCCCTTGGGTCAGGTTGTGGTGCAGGAGCCACTGGAGGTGTCGTTACCTGTTGATTCTGTTCTACTCTTTCCTCTTTCTTTTGTAAAGTGGGAGCAAACCGACTGAGGTTTTGAAGTTTTAACTTGGCATCAGTCATGAGTTCCTGAGCGGCGGCAATCTGCTCCGCATCCCCGGCCTCATACGCTGCCTTCATTCGCTCCTTAGCCAGATTCAAATCAAACGTGGCATAGCGTTGCGCTTCTTTAGCAAACGCTTGCTCACTCTGGCCGAGCCGTTCTTTAACCTGTCTAATCTCTTGCTCACGAGCCTGAGCAAATCGCAGGGCTTCTTCTCGCTCCCGTAGGGCACGCTCTTTCTCACGACGTTCGTCGTGCCAGACTTTTTTCATCTGGGAGAGACGCTTTTTGACCTTCTCGGAGTAGTCCTCAAGGTCATCACTTTCTAGCTCGTTCACTACCTCCTTGGGTAGCGGTTTACGACCCCGGTCTTCTGGCGGGGTATCGTCTTCGATCTCTACTTGAATATCATCCGTAACGTCTTGATTAGCCTCGGCTTTTTGTTCAGCCTCCGCTTCAATCTCGTCCGGGAACTTAAATTCGGTATCTTCATTAGCCATGATGTTTTACCTCACACGCGACGGATGCCACGGGGATCGTCTACAACTGCTTCCACCGTGTCGTCGTTGATGATGCGGAACTCTCGTCCGTGGATGACCAACCGGGTACCGGCATAGGGGCGGGTCAACACAAAGTCACCCTCCTTACACCACGGGCCAGTCGGGAAGCGGTCCTTATCTTGATAGCAAAGGTCGCCCATCTTGATGACGAACAAGACAACCGTAGTCATCTCTTCCGTCCTCTTGGTGTCCTCGGCTTTAATGATGCCGCCTTCGTACTCCTCCTCTACGTGCGGAACCGCACAGAGGATTCGATACCCTTTCGGGGCTGGCAGTTGAGAGGCTTTCTTTGCCTCCTCCTGCGTCTTTTCAATATCAATATTACTCATCGTCGCGCTCCAAGCGTTTTGCAAGGTCTTTGATGTAGTTACGTGCGAGGTCTAGACCTTGTAACGCCCCGCATAACCTTCTGTACTCGCCTTCATTCATGTTGCCTTGAGTGATGCTTTCCACAATCAATGTGCGCTCCTCTTGGAGTTTTGAATCCAAGTATTCCAGAGCGTTGTTGTAAGCCATTTACCTATCCTCACTTACCTCCCGGATTGGGAATCTTTCTCGACCGTGGGCTAGTCGCCATCGGGTTGACGCTGCGCTGCGAGGCTTGATCTTGTGCCTTCGCAATCTCAACGCCGAGTCTCGTACCCTCAAGCTGCTGCCGGTTCGATTCTTGCGCCTTGTGCTTCTCGATATCCGCACCAAGTCGTGCTGCGTCAAGCTGCTGCCGACCAGAAATCTCGGCCTCGCGTAGGCGAAGCTCGTCTTCCTTTGCGGCTGCGTTGATGACGTTTTGTTGTTCCTTGAGACGCAGTTCTTCCTGCTTTACCTGCATCTCCATTTGCGCCTTCATCTGCTTGGTCTGAGCCTCCATCTGCTTAATCTGGAGGTCCATCATCTGCATCTGAACAAGCGGGTCTTGCTGCTGTTGAGCAATCTGCTGCGCCTGCATCTCGGCCTGATCCTTCTGGAAGAGGCGTTGCGCTGCAACGGCGCTGATCTGCGACACCTGAACCTCCAACTCCGGAGGCATGTCGTATTCTTCGTTGTCGTCTTGCGGCAAGGGCGGCAGGGCCACACCAAGCTGTTTCTCAATCTCTCGGCGATACTGGAACGCCAAGTGCTCCATGATGTGAGCCTGAAGCGACGAAGTAATCTGCTGAGCCATCGGGTTCTGCCCAATGATCTGAGCCATCTTCGGATCGCTACCAAACGCCATGTGTACCTGAATGTGCGCCTCGTGATCTTGGTAGATAAACGCCTTGAGCGGATTGCCCGTCATCGCGTCCATGTTCTCCGTGACCGGATCGCGTGGCTTCTGATCGTCCGGCATCGGTACCAACTTCTCCGCATTCTTAACACCGAGCACCTCAATCATCTGACGATGCAGGAGCGGAAGGTTGTATAACTGCGGCGCGGCTTGGGCCAACTGCATCACGGCTTGGTACTGAACCACCTTCTGCGACATCGTTGCCGCATTCGGATCACTTACCGGGATGACATCGACATCATCGTAATCCGACTTCTTAGCCTTGCGATCACCAATTTCAGGCTGGTACGAGTACTCCTCTGGCGTATAGTCTCGGATGATCGCGGCAAGCAGTTTGAACTCCTGCTTCATCGCGTAGTAGATGCGGGCCTGAACAGCCGACATCACCTTCAAAACGCGCTCCAAGATGGCTAGTGTGGTACCGACCGGCGCTTGGCTCGACATATCGCTGACTTTGAGATCCGACACCGCAGCGAATCGGCGTCCTTCTTCAACGATCTTATCGAGCATCAAAGAGAGAACTTGGCTCGGCTCTTTGTACGGCAGCGGTAGAATGTTGTCGCGTACCGCACCGCTCGGGATATCTACGTCTCGCCACTCACCCGGAGCGATTGGAGTATCGTCTCCTTTAATTCTAAGTCCTCTAGACTTAAGTCCTCCGGGCAGATTACTGAGGGTTCCTGCGTCAACAAGTTGGCGAAGCAACGAGGTTGCAGCTTTACTATGTCCCCCGATAAGGTGAATAAGGCCGAAGTAGTAAAATCCAAATCCGGGAATGTATCCGTAGTGGACGAAGTGCTGTCGCTTGGCTTTGAGTTTGTCATCTTCTCTCCAGTTACGCCGGATGGCGAGAACTGTTCCGGTACCTTTCTCGATGGTTACTACGTATGGAAGTGCTATCCCAGTCTCGCTGTTGTCTTCATCAACATCAGGGTAGCCCGGTAGATCAATGTTCACGTGCATCTCAAGCAACTGGAACCGGTCGTCCATGCTTGCGCTGAAGCCTTGATCCTCTGCCTTCTGCTTCTCCACTTCGTCCATGACGCGAACCGGTTCACCCAAGTCCACATCACGATAGAACCCAGCGTACTGAAGCTTGGCTAAGTCATTCTTAGTCTTACGCATCCGATGCGTAACACGCTCAGCCGTCTCTAAGTTAGAGGCACCGTACGGAACCACGATATCTTCCGCCGGGATATACACCGCAGTTTGACGGTTCAGACTCGGGTCAAAGTACACCTTCTTAAAGGCGTTACCTGCCAAGGCCATCGACAGCAGCATCCGCTCGTGCTCCGGGCGGTACTCCTTCATCACCTCGGTCAACTGGAAGTTCATGTCATCAGCGACACGAATGGCAGCGTCCTTCTTCTCTGCCGTCTCTTTGCCCACGATCTTTGTCTTGACCGGACCCATTGCAGGGAAGGTCTCCATGATCGTCTCGGACTGAAACTTAACAGCCGACTCCATCAAGAGCGGGTGGAACACGCCACACGCACCCGGCCACGGCTCCGTCCTATCCTCATAGCGAATGCCGAGGATTTTCAGCCCCTTCACATATGTGTCGAGCCAATCCTTTCTTGAACTTAAATCTTGTTCGTACTGCCCGATCAATTCAGAAGCAAGGCTCTGAAGTTCGTTCTCGCCCATGTAATCCGCGAGGTTGGCATCGAACTCATCAGCACGAGGCTCGGCTTTAGACATCTCAATGACGACACCATCCTCGTCAGAGAGTCCTTCCACCTCAATCTCGATCTCAATCGGCTCCATCTCAGCGGCAAGGACCGCGATACCTTGGGGAGCCTCCATCAAACTTTTATCGACGGCCATCTAAGTTCTCCTAATAAAATCCTTCACGACGGTGGCTCTTGAACCACCGAGTCGGTTCCGGTTCGTCAGACGGAAGCTGAATAAAG